CTGCATGATGAAACGTGGTCCATAGACTACGCGGTTTTCATGGGAGATACGGAAACCGGTTTTGTTTGGGAGCAGCTAGATCAATACCTGGCGCGAACCTGGAAACATTCGAGCGGGTATGATATACCGTTGACAGCCGCCGCGATAGATTCCGGCCACCGGGCGGCGGTGGTTTATCGTTTCTGTCGCCCCCGCGAGTTTAGGCGCATATTCCCGATCAAAGGTCAAAGCGGTTTCGGTCGCGGGTATATACGTCGCCCAGCGAATCGCAACGAACACGGCGTCTGGTTGTTCAATGTTTTCGTTGACGAAGTGAAATCTAAAATCTACTCTCAATTGCAAGTAGAATCGCCCGGCGCGGGCTTTTGCCATTTCCCGGAAAAACAAGAGTACGGGGAGAACTATTTTAAGATGTTGACAGCCGAGAGATTGATCACGGCGAAGAAAAACGGGCGCACGGTGTTGCGGTGGGACTTGCCGAAGGGGCGTCGAAACGAGGCGCTAGATTGCCGTTGCTATGCGCTGGCGGCAAAAGCCATCGTGAATCCAAACATGCAAGCGCTGGCTCAAAAAGGTGTTCCGCTAATTCCGACGCGCGGCAAAAGGAAGCGGAAGAAAAAACGAACGCTCACGCGCGGCGTTCGTTGACTTTTTAGAAAAAGGAGTAAAAAATGTCTGGTTCTGTTTCGCTGGCGACAGCACAAGAGATGCTGAACCTTTATATCGAGGCTGAAAAGGCGATTCTTAAAAATCAATCATATACGATCAAAGATCGGACGTTTACGCGGGCGAATCTGTCCATCGTTGCACGGGAGCGGGCGCGGTGGCGGCGGGAGGTGGATCGGCTTTCAGGGCGGGGCATTCGTGCGCGCCGGGCTGTTCCGCGCGATCTGTGATCTAACGGTTTTCTAACAATTTGCACCAGGGGGGTTGACACGGGCTTGACAAATTCCTATAATAGGGGTATGGGGTCTCCGTCTAAAGTTTTGCCGAAGGCAAACATAATCGATCGCGTGGTGGGGGTCGTGTCGCCAAAAGCCGCGGCGCGCCGTTTGCGTTATCGGGCTGCGCTTAACTATTGGGACAGCGCGAGCGGGTACGTTGTTGCCGGATCGTCGCGGCGGTCTATGCGCGGTTGGAATCCTGGCGCGCGGACGGCGGACCAGGACACTATCCCAAAGCTAGAGCAGGCGCGCGCCAGCTCTCGCGATCTCTTCATGAACACGCCGATCGCGGCCGCCGCTTTACGGCGGATAACTACTAATGCTGTCGGCCAAGGCTTGACTTTCCAAAGCAGAATAGACCGCGATTTTTTGGGCTTGACAGAAGAGCAGGCGGACGTGTGGGAGCGGACTACCGAGCGGGAGTTTGCGTTATGGGCGAACAGCAAAGAGTGTGACCGCGCCCGCTCGCTTAACTTCCGCGAGATGCAACGCCTTGCTATGTTGAGCGTGATGCTTAACGGCGATGCGTTCGTCGTTTTACCTTTTGTCAACGTGCGGAACGCGCAAACGCCGTATAAATTGCGGGTGCAACTTATCGAAGCGGACAACGTCGCGAATCCGTATTCGCAGGCGGACGACGAGAACACAAAGGGCGGGATTGTTTTCGACGAGAACGAAACACCCGTCGCGTACTGGGTGCGGCGGCGACCGTACAAGATGTTTGCGGGTGCAGACGATTGGGTAAAGATTGACGCTTTCGGGCGCGGCTCCGGGCGGCGAAACGTCTTGCACTTGATGATCAAAGATCGGATCGGCCAGAAGCGCGGTATGCCGCTTTTGGCTCCGGTTTTCGAGGCGTGCAAACAGGTGTCGCGACTCGCCGAGGCGGAGCTAATGGGTGCGGTGATCGCGTCGATGTTTACGGTTTTCATCCGTAATGAATCGGGCGGCGGCGGTCTCGATCAGATGTTTACGGATGATGAGAGCGTGTTGCACGATCCTACCGGCACGAGCGGCCGGGACGCGCAGAACCCAGACGATAACATGATGGAGATCGGCAGCGGCAATTTGCTTGAGTTGGAAGAGGGACAGGACGTCCAAACCGCTTCGCCGAACCGGCCCAACAGCGCTTTCGATCCTTTCTTTCAAGCCATCGTCAAGCAGATCGGCGCGGCCATCGAAGTTCCCTACGAGCAGCTTATGTTGTCGTTTACGTCAAGTTACAGCGCAAGCCGGGCGGCGCTTCTAGAGGCGTGGAAGTTTTACAAAGAGCGCCGCGCGTGGTTGGCCGATAACTTTTGTCAACCTGTTTATGAGGAGTGGTTGACAGAAGCGATTATGCGGGGCAGGGTTTCCGCGCCGGGGTATTTCGATGATCCAGCGGTGCGACAAGCCTGGCGCGGATCGTATTGGGGCGGTCCGGGGCAAGGCCAGATCGATCCTGTCAAGGAGACTAAGGGCGCGCAGCTTCGTGTTGCGTCCGGTCTGGGCAATTTCGAGGATGAGTACATTGCGATCCACGGCGGTGATTGGGAGCAGAACGTCCAGCGCCGGGCGCGGCAGAATCGCATACTTGGACGCGAGCGCGTCTCCGTCTCCCTCGATTCGGATGTCGCAAACATCAACGCCAGGCCCGAGGATGAAGCTCAGGAGGGCGCGGAGTAATGCCGACGCCGAGACGGGGCGAGAGTGAACAAGAGTTTATGGCGCGGTGCGTACCCGTTGTCAAGCGCGAAGGGACCGCAAAAACGAACGATCAAGCGGTAGCGGTGTGCAAGTCCTATTGGGACCGGAGTGGACGGAAAGGTGAGCAGATGGGTAGTAAGGCGATTACTTGGATATACGATCAGCAATGGGCGATAAGCGCGCCCGCGCTGGAAACTATCATCAGCATAGCGAACCGTGATCGGTCTGATCTGGGTGCGCTCTTGCGGGGCGGGGGTGAAAACGTCGACACGTCCGCGCTTGCGACTAAGATCGGCGAGCCAATGCGCAACGGTTCGCGGGCTGAGATTCGCGACGGTGTCGCGGTGATCCCGATTCGCGGCCCGATATTCCCGCGCGCGAATTTGTTTACGAACGTGTCTGGCGCAACGTCGCTCGAATCGCTGGCGCTGGACTTCAACGCCGCGCTTGACATAGACGAGGTGCGCGCTATTGTGCTGGATGTCGATTCCCCTGGCGGCCAGGTCAACGGCACGTCGGAATTTTCCGACATGGTTTACCGCGCGCGGGGGCGGAAGCCGATCACGGCGTACGTGCAGGGCAGCGGCGCGAGCGGCGCGTATTGGATAGCGAGCGCCGCCGATGAGATCGTCGTGGCGGATACTGCACTCGTCGGGTCGGTCGGCGTGTTGACAGCGTATCGGGATACGTCCAAAGCGGACGAGGCGCAGGGCGTGCAAAACGTGGAAATTGTCTCCTCCGTGTCGCCAAAAAAGAATCTTGATCCTGCGACGGATGCGGGGCGCGCGGAGGTCCAGCGCGTCGTTGACGATCTCGCCGGGGTTATGGTGTCGGCAATCGCTCGCAACCGCGGCGTAGATGATCAGCATGTGCTTGACAATTTTGGACAGGGCGGCGTGCTTGTCGGCCGCGCTGCTGTCGAGCAGGGGCTTGCCGACAGAGTCGGCACTTTCGAGGGTGTTATTCAGAGGTTTACAGATGCGAACACAACACAAGATCGGGGGCTCTATATGAGTGAATCGAACACGAGCGGCGCCGAATTTTCGATGACGCCGGAAGCGCTGAGGGAAAACCATTCGGAAACGTACGACGCTGTTTTCGCCGCCGGGCAGGTCGCCGGGCGGAATGAAGGCGCCGAGGCAGAACGGGAGCGCATTCAGGCCATCGAGGCGATTAAGGCGCCGGGCTATGAGGACGTGATCGCCGAGCTGAAGTTTAAGCCGGAAGCTACGCGCGAGTCGGTTGCTGACGCTATCTTGACGAAGCAGAACGAGCGCCGCGAGCAGGCCGGCGCCGCTTATCAGCAAGACGGCGAGGCTGTCGGCGCGGCGACGGAGAACGTGCAGCAGGACGCGGGCGACGATGACCAGGCCGACGTGGACGCGGCGGTCGGGCACATGGTTAGCGGCGCGAACGCCAAGCGCTAAACAGGTACACAAGGGCGACCAACGTCGCCTGTAAACTCATACGAAAGAGGGTTAAAACATGAGCGCACTTGATAGCTTTACGTACGACAATTTGATCGGCGGGGATCATCCGCTGGTTACTGACAGCGACACGATCGTATCCGGCGCGGGCAATCTTCCGCGTGGGCGCGTGCTTGGCAAGATCACGGCGGGCGCTTGTCCGACCGAGGGCACGGCGGACGGCGATAATACGGGCAACGGAACCGTTGACTCGGTGACGGCTGATGTCGACGTGAAGGTCGGCACGTACAAGATCGAATGCATCACCGCTGCGACTAACAGCGGAACGTTCAAGGTTGTGAACCCCGATGGGGTTACGATCGACGTTGCCGTGATTACCGGCGGCGCGGGCGGCACGGCAACGGTTGACACAAACGAGATCAACGCAACGATCACTGATGCAGGCACTGATTTTGCCGTCGGCGATTTTTTCACGATCGACGTTCCGGCCGGTTCGGGTAAGCTGACCAGCGTTGACAGCACGGCGATCAATGGCTCTGCGAAGCCTTACGCCGTCCTTGCCGATGACCGGGACGCGACGGCGGCGGACCAGGTCGCGCCGGTTTACCTGGCGGGCCAGTTTAACGACGCGGGCTTGAGCTTCGGCGGCAGTGACGCGATCGCTGATCATCGTGACGCGATGCGCGACCGGGGTATGTATACCCGCGCTTCGCTCGGGGCCTAGTTTACAGGCGCGAATTTCTGAGGACTTGACGAAAACAAACAACATACCAGGAGCGTAAGCAATGTCCACTATTGATCTTTTCGAAACCCGTACGATGCTGCGGGCGCTTGAGCAGATGAAGCCCGCGAGGACTTTTCTGCTTGATACGTTTTTTGCAAACCAGGAGACTAGCAACTCTGAACACGTCGACATCGACATAATCAAGGGCAAGCGCAAGCTGGCCCCGTTCGTGTCGCCGCGCATGGAGGGCAAGGCCGTTGACCGCCTCGGCTTTTCGACGCGCACATACAAGCCGCCGTATATCAAGCCGAAGATGATCACGACGGCGGAGGACATTCTAAAGCGTCAAGCGGGCGATCACATTTACATGGGCGCACAGTCGCCCGCGCAGCAGGCCGCCGCGCAGGTCGGGCGCGATCTCGCCTATCTTGACGAGATCATAACCCGCCGCGAAGAGTGGATGGCCGCGCAGCTTTTGCAGACGGGCAAGGTGTCGATCGTCGGCGACGGCGTGGACGACGAGATCGACTTCGGCTTGGATTCCAGCCACATTATCACTCTCGGCGGCACCGATCTTTGGAGCGATACGACCAATTCGACGCCGCTTGCCGATCTCCGCACCTGGCGCCGGTTGATCCTCAAGGACTCCGGGCTCAACAGTACGGACGTGATCATGGGTACGGATGCGGTCGACGCTTTCCTGGCCCACCCCGATCTCGCTGACGGCCTTGATACGCGCCGTATCGATCTCGGTCAGATTGACCCACGTCAAGTTCCGGCGGGTGCGATTTACTACGGCCGGATCAAAGACGTTGCCATGGACTTGTGGGTTTACGACGAGTGGTACTACGACGAGGACGCGGGCGAGGACAAGCCTATGATCGACGCCAAAAAGGTTGTTATTGGCTCGACGCAGGCGCGGACCGCGCGACACTACGGGGCGATCCAGGACTTGGACGCCACCGCCAGCGTTCCGCGTTTCCCGAAGTCGTGGACGGTGGACGATCCTAGTGCGCGGATCATCATGGTGCAGTCGGCGCCGCTTGTGGCGTTGCATCAAGTCGATGCGTTCGCGTGCGCCAAGGTTCTGAGCTAACCGGGGCTTTCGGCTGGTTTTTCATCGGGGCGGGTTTCGCGCCCGCCCCGTTTTTACGGAGATAGCGCGGTGAGAATACAAGCAATAAACATGATCAAGTGCGGTGGTTGCTACTACGCGCCGGGCGTTGAGCTTGACGCAGATGAGAACGCGGGCCGCTACTTTGTCGAGCAAGGCGTCGCTCGATCGGTTGTCTTGCCCGGCGAAGCGCCGGTTGCGGAGGTTGACAGTGATCCTGCCGAGGAGCTGTGCCAGGTTGACGGTGTTGGCAAAAAGATCGCGGCGGCGCTGGTCGCGGCTGGCGTAGATTCGGTCGAAGGTTTGCAGGAGATGACCGTTGATCAATTGTCGGCTGTCAAGGGTGTAAGCAAAGCGCGCGCCGAGCAGATTTTAACCGACGCCAAGCAGTTCGGCGGCGAAGACAATTTCGACGAAGAGACGGTGCTTGACGAAGACGATTACCTAGGGGAGTAGTTGAAGGATGTCAACGCGCGGAGTTTATGATCACGCCCTTGGGGCGTTTGGCGGGGCTGATATCGATCTCGTCAACCACCGAATTGTCGCGGCAGCTCTCGACTTGTCGGCGGGCTATTCGGTTGATCTGGCGGCGGACGAGTATTTGACGGACATACCCGCCGGGTCGGTTGTTTCCTCCGTGCCGTTGACAGGCAAGAGCGTGGGCGACGGGTTGGCGTTCGATGCCGACGACGTGACGTTCGCGAGCGTGGCGGCGGGGGTGACGGTCGGGGCGATCGTTTTGTATCGCGACACGGGATTCGCCAATAGTTCGCCGCTTATTTACTACACGGATGCGGCCGCCGGGCTACCGGCTGTTGGCGACGGCGACGATGTTGTGGTGTTGTGGCCAACGCCGATTTTTAGCCGTTTGTAAAGGAGGGATGACATGGCGACTCTGAAGGGTGCGGAGCTGAAAGAAGCATGTATGGCGCGGATGAACGCTGATGCGCTGAAGGATGCAGACGATTATGACTTTGAAATCAGACGCTTGGCGCTGAACGTTCGGGTGAGCGTTCCGAACACGACGCCGCAGAAATACGTGGACATTCCGCTCAGCATGCACGACATGAACACGAAAGATGGTCTTTCCGCCGATGGCGTTGCGGCGCTGGAAACGTGGATCAAGAGCCAGATATCGACTGGCGGCGTTGCGATAAAGTGAGGCGGTAAGAGTGGCTGACAGGTTCTGGGTGAACGACGATGCGGATAATAGTTGGAATAATGCCAACAACTGGTCTTCGTCAATCGGAGGTGCCGGTGGTGCTGGCGTTCCTGGGTCCGGCGACGCAGCCGTGTTTATGGGCTCTTCGTCAAACGATGATTGTGACATAGATGCAGATGTTGACGTCGCGG